CTATTTCACGTTCTTTAGCGAGTTCTCTTAATTCTGATACTTTCATACCCTTTTAAGTCTTTGTCGCTCTCTACACGCTCAATAAGGGGCTTGTTTTGACGGTTCTCTTTTGTGGATAGTTCAGTTAATCGTTCATTACTTACATTTAAACCTTTACGAGGGAACGTATCTCCAACGTTATATTCGTAGTTGTTATCTTGTAAGTCTGTGAAGTATTCGATTACTTTATACATACGTCACTACCTCCTTTTATGCGCCTGAGTCTGTAGTTCCTGCGCCTTTAGTAACCTTAACTGCTTTAGATTCATCATATAAGTATGCTACATAATGTTTATCACTGTATAAAGCAGTTGTTTTAGTTGAAGGATCACGGTCAGTTTCTAAGAAGAAATCACGTTTAGTGATTAATTTAACTGCACCACGTTTAGCTAAAATAGCTTCGCCCTCATCTAATTTCTTAGAACGTACAATTACTGCACCTAAAGCTTCACCAAATGCACCTTTAACGATAATGTTATCGCCTAATTCAGTCGCACGAGTGAAGTTTGAAGAAGCACTAGAACGTAACTTGCCAGCGTCTTTAGGGTTAATGAATAATACCATTGGTTCTAAATCTTCATCGTCAAATGTATCAATAGCAGCTTCTAAACCTGCTAATGTACCAATATCTCCACTAACTGTTAATTTCGTGCCTCGTAAAGCTTCTAATACGTCGTTATCTACTTTGTTAGCAATGGCTAAGCCATGTTGACGTACTGCTTCGCCTTGAGGGTCACCATAACCAGATAATAAAGCTTCATCAGTAATATCAGTACCTTTACCGATTTTATGAATTTTAGCTTCACGTCTGTTAGTTTCAATTTTGTCTACAGGAATTTTTTGTCCTTCAGGTACTACTGTAGCATCGCCACTGTAAACAAATGCAGGGAAAGTTAAAGTGTCACCTGGTTGTCCTACTAATGTACTGTCAATGTCTGCAAATTGTGCAAATCTCAATTTCTTATCTAATTCTGCTTGCATCATAGGTTTTAATACTTCTGGAACGATTTGTGTACTTTTAGTTGTTGTTCCTTGTGCCATATGTTATTACCTCTTTTCTAATTGTTTATTAGAGTGTCGTAAGTTTTTCTATCATTAACAAATAGATTAGTTCTCTCTGCGACACTCATATTGTTAAATTCTTCTTGTGTAATCCCACCATTTACGTTTTTACCGTCGTCTGGTGTGCGTCCACTTGGTTTACTTTCAGCAAATAAATAAGGCTTAGACTCTTTTAACGATTCAATCGCTTTATCTAAACCTTTAACTTTGCCGTCATCTTGTAGTTCTAGTTCATCTTTGTTGATGAAAGCTAGAATGTCGTCAGCGTCGTTTGCGTCTTTCGCAACAGCTAACTTAACAGCGTTATTCAATTGTGATTCTTGGTACTTAGTTTGCCACTCTGCGTTTTTATCTTTTAATTCATCGAGTTCTTTTTGTAACTCGCTATCATCTTTCACAGAGTCATGTAATTTGGCAATTTGTTCATCACGGTTAGTAATCTCTGCTTTTAATTCATCGATTTCAGCGTTCTTGTCATTCAGTCGAGAACGTGGTACCATACCTGATTTCGATTCATCAATAGCGTCAATCACTTTCTGTTTATCGATTTCACCGTCTTTAAATTGCCCTAATAATGCGTATAAGTCCATATTTAATTGCTCCTTTTACGTTTTTTACGTGTAACGACACGAAAGATTTGTATAAAAAAGAAGCCTTTTAACGACGGTGCTAAGGTCGAGTATTTACTGCTTACGTTTATTCTTCTCCCACTCTCTATAGTTAGTGAAAGGTATCACGCCATCTTCTTTAGTTCTCATCGTTGTAGGTAATTCATCTTCGTCTATGTAATAAAGAAGCTTACAACGACAATTGATGTTCTCTTTCGCACTAGCTACACCTATAAACAACTTAGGTGCAGGACCTACACAACCACTTGAGTGAAAGTTATCTTCAATATCAACTGAAGTGCCGTCTAAGTGTCTGTGTGTATCACGTGTGCGTGTATCTTTAGTAGCATACCAACGTTTTTTCATATCAAGTCCGTTATCTTTAGCTACCATTGCACTATCTAATCCAGCTTGTGACAATGCACGTCCTGTTTCTGTACGTGCTACTCTTACTGATTGCGCTTTTGCCATTCCTAAGTCATCTCTTAATGCTTTAGCTATCTTAGAATATCCCTCGCCACTCATAATGCCTTGTGTTATGTGTGTACGAATACGTTTCAATGTATCATCACGATGTTTCTGTAATGTAGGTACTAACTTAATAAACTCAATAGGTTGTTCTATTGCCGTCTGTATCGTTTGTGTGGTTGGTATATCAAAGTTCATAGACGTTTGACTTGCTACTTCATACAAAAATAGGCTCATCATGTACTTTTCGATATAGACGTTCTGTTGTGACTGTTTGATAGCCTTAGCGACTTCTCTGTAGTCTTGAGATAACATCTGTCCTATACGATTAAGTTCTTTATTGAGCCTGTTGTATTTATTAAATTCAGTCCACGTTACTTTCGGTTCATCTCTATCGTACCTTTCGTACATATTCACTATAATCTGTTTAATTTCTTTCAAACGTTTAGCAAATAGTATTTCGATTTCTTTCTCTGCTTGATTAACCAGTTTGTCGATGTAGTTATCTATGTCATTCTGATTGGTTATTTTCGGATTGTCTTTGTTGTTCGCCATTCAATCCCTCCTCAATGTCAGGGAGTTGTTGATTGAGTTCTATGTTTTCTTGCTCTATTCTTTCCATTTCAGCTACAGGATCTTGTACCCACGAATGATTACCAAGAATAGTTTCTTTAGATAATAACCCTGTAGAATTCATAGCGATTTGAGAGTTTTCTAACTCATTAACCATTACATTGAAGTTGAATGTAATCTCGATGTCTTGCACTCTCACATCTAATCTGTAGAAGTCGATAATGTACTGCAATAGCTCTTGTAATGCAGTAAGTGTTTTATTCTTTAGCTTGTTAGCTTTTAAGTCTAAGTTACTGTACATAAATTTAAGTGCAATACCACTTGGGCTATTACCAAACTTATCTTGTTGGAAGTCTACACCTTGACCAAACTCTATAATGTAATCACGTAACATCTTCGTGTATTCCTTAACAGAGTCAATAGGCACTTCTACTTTAATAGTGTCTACGCCGGAACCACTTTCTCCTGCAACACTAATTGCTTTGTAGTATTTTAGGTTATGCATGAAGTCTTTCATATCTTCACCTTCATAACCTTTTAAGATATAGATTAACTCTACTGATTCGTCAAAAGTGTTTTGTGTATCTGATAATCGCTTATCTAACGCATCTATGATTGTCTTATACATGAATAAGTCAGATACTTCTTGCGGGTTGTTCTTGAACGGAATAAAAGGAACACGTCCCCAACTCATCAATTTATTACCTTGATAATAATGAGGTTGTATATGATCATCACTACGATAGAAATCAGGGATAAGTTGTCCTTCTTTCAACTCATAGAATGTCACATCATCTTTCGTCCAATACTCAACGCGTTCTGCTCCGTCTAATTCATACACACGGATAAATGCTTGTAATTCATCTCTTTCTTTATTAGTCCAAATAGGAATAGCTTGTTCTGCAGGAACACGAAACGTTTTAAATTCTCCCTCTTCATCTACATAAGGTTGAACCCATTCGATACCTTTATTACTTGCAGCAGTTAATATATCTACTAACTTGTCATCCCACTTGTGATTAAGTGTGTGTTGTATTTGCTTTAACGCTTTGTCATTATCTACACCAAATGTCACCGGATTAGCTACTGCATAAGCTACTTTCTGGTCTACTAAGTTTTGATGATAATTTGTGTACATACGCCAGTCTGGTTTAGTTTCATCATAGTCACCGTTCACATCTCTTTTGAAAGGAGCGTCTAGTATATCCGGATGATGATTATAATATCTTTCGCCCATCGTGATATTATCTATGTTCTCTTTATGTTCTCTAACTAAGCGCAATATCATTTCTTCTTGTGTTTCATACTTCGGTTTAATCTGTTCTACCACTTGTTCGTGATATGGTTTATCCCACGGCCAGTTAATGCTAATCACCTCGTTTACGTAAGTATGCTAAGTTTATTCTGCCTCATGTCACGCTCTAGGGCGTATCTAGTGGCGTCAATTGTATGGTCGTTTTTATCTTCTAATTTAGGAATAATATCTCCATCTTTATCAGTTTGATAATCTATGTTTTCAAATTCTCTTGCTATATTCGGTGTACGTTTTGGATCTATTATGATAGCTTCTAAATCAGATAACCATTGTTCACCATATTCTCTGCTATCAGGTCCTTTTTTAACCGGTCTTACTTTTTTCATGCCATGTTCTTGCTTTAATTCAGCTATTGATTTAGGTTCGGCATGGTCAGCGTAAATGTCGTCTGACTGATATTTTCTTTTCCACATTTCGTTTGCATATTGCCTATTACTAATCTGAACACCGTAATATTCATCGATAGCGTAAATAACCCGTTTCTTTTTATCATAATGCCAACGGACAAACGCTAACGGATCGTCAGCATATCCAAAGTCAAGGCCATTCCTTATGTTGTCAAAACCGTCAATCATTTCTTGGGGTATCGTTTCTATTTGTAAATTGTTAAACGGTACAACGCCACTCCCTATCGCTTCCCCCATATACTCCCAACGATAACGTTGTTCGTTACGTTCTTTCGCACTCTCTGCCTCTTGTATAAACTGTTTAGATATAAAAGGGTTATCTAAGTACGTTGAATGATGTACGAATGTATTATCCGGTTGGAATGAGGTTTCGTATTTTTTGTTAACCCACGATTGTTTTCTCTTAGGTGGATTGTAGCTAAAGAAAAACTTGTAGAACAATCCGTCATCTAATTCACCACGTAGCATAGAGTTAGTAATTGTTGTAACTTCGTCCTCTGTCTTAAATTCTGCCAACTCCTCTATCCACATGATAGAAAAAGGGAACCGACTTTCTTTTAACGACTTTAATCGTTCAGGGTTCTGTGCCCCTCTAAAGATAATCCGATTCCCTCTGGGTACATATGTGATTTCCATTGGCGACACTTTAACTTTGAACA